TGCGTGAAGGTCGGATACAGCACTGTCGTAAACGAGGAAACGCCCGCGTCGGCAGAAATAAGGAACAGTTCGCATTCAGTGAATGACTGAGACGTAGACGCAACAGCAACCAGATCGCCCGACTTCCATCCCGTGTCTTGGCTGATATTCCAAGTGGTCGTGGCAGGGATCGAGGCAGCGACGATCAACGCTACGTGGCTGTAAATGAAACACTGCGTGGTGTCACCAGCATACGATGTCGTTGCTGCCGCAGAGCAAGCTAGGAAACCAATACCCGGCGTGGTTACCGTGCTGCTGGAGATGCTGCCGCTGATCTTGATGACATATCCGGTGCCATAGGCCGCGATGCTCGCCGAAGGAGAGCCACCTGTGCCGAAAGCAGTGGGTGTGCCGATGGTGCCTGCTTGAAGGTCCACATCGACGTATACACCGGTCGTGTGGCTACCGACAGCAACCGCGTTGCCGAGTTGCACGCGCACATAGCGATTGCGCGTTCCGCTGCCTCGATTGAGCACAATCTGCCCGGACAGAACGGTGTTTCCTGTGATGCTCGCACCGGAAGTTCCGTATCCATACCCGTGATTGCCATTGGTGGTGTTATCAGTATACGCGCCATTGATGATCGAACCTTCCGGTCCAAGCGCGTTGGGGACGGAGAGGACCGAACCGTTGGTCGAGCTAGTGGTGGTCCAGATGCTCGCGCATGTAACGTCCGCCGTGAGCAGCGCCTTGACGATGTTCTTTCCGCTCGTGCGGGAAAGGCCCTTTATGTTGACTACACCGCCGAGAATATTAAGCCCAAAATCATTGTCGGCAGATACAGGCTGCATCTTTAACGCAGCAGTGCTGTCGCGCGGTATCTCCGCGCCGTTCGAACCCATATTCAACGTGCCGCCCTCATAGACGTACACGTCCCCAGCCACTTGAAGTAGGTAGTTCGTCGCAGCCGTTGTCCCGTAGGTCAGCGTGCCCCATTGGCCAACCGCGACAAGTCCGCCGTAAACGGTCGTGGAGTTCACGCTGCCATTGCCGTAAACGGTTGCCGCAGTGCTGTCCATCGTGACTGCGCGAGCGTTATGCGTGCCCGCTCCAGTCAACTCTCCGACGATAATCAAATTGTCACTCGCCGCAGCGGTCGCGGCTGTGGTCGTGCGCAACGCACGGGTCCAGTCGTTGGTGGTGCCGGAATTACGACTAAGGACGACAGTAGCAGAGCCGGTACCGGCCACGGTCGTAAGAACAATGGTCCAGTTCGAACCGCCGTCTCCGGTGGCCGTGCTTGTAAATTTAAAGACAACAGGTATAGGCGTCGCAAAAGACGGCGCGGGTAAATCGGACTTATTAACGGTCACGGTTGCCTGCGAAACACCGCCCTTCTGCAAATCGACCTTGAACGTTCCGGTACCAGCAGTGCCGTTGCAGTAAAGAAACAGCAATATTCCGTCGATCACCTTGGCATTTGTCACCGTGAAGGTAGGCGACGTTAGCGTCGTCGCGTTGGCCATTGTGACGTTATTAGCCCGGACCATCGCCAGCGCAGAAGCACCGGTCTCCGTCGCGGCGAACGTACTTGCGCCCGTGAGATTGCCGTCAGCGTAAGGGACAAGTGTGGCCATCAACCAGCCTTAAGCACGGGGCACGGAAGCCCGTTGAACCAATACTTCGTCGTTCCCGCGTCACGCGCGCCGATCTTGGTGCCCGGCAGGGGGAGACCGTTGAACCAGTAGCGCATGCTGTTGATCGTCACCGTCGTCGTGATGACCCAGAAAAATGGCTGGCTGTACGGCTGCATCGACTAACTAAGCCCCGTTCCGGAAAGCATCCATGCTGTCGAAGTGACCTTGATCGCAGTCGCGAGACCATACTGCGCGAGCGCGCGCGTGCCGGTTGACCCCGTGCCGGCGAGGTACAGCGTGTCGGAAGTGATCGCGATGTTGATGCTGTTGGTGCTCAAGTTCGAGAACGAGATCACCGTGCCGATCGTGTACGCGACGTTGGCGTTGCTATCGATCGTGAACGTGCGCGTGTTCGCATCCGATGCCGGATGGTGGATGTGCTTGCCGGCATCGGAGAGCACCGTGGTGTAGTCGGCGCTCTTCGAGTTCTGCGGCACGACGCCGTCGACCGCGCCGGTCGGACCGGTCGGGCCCGTGGCACCGGTCGGACCTGTGGCGCCGGTCGGACCAGTGCTGCCGGTCGGGCCGGTCGGCCCCGTGCCGAGCGGACCGGTCCAGCCGGTCACGCCCGTCGGGCCGGTGTCGCCGGTCGGGCCTTGAATTCCTTGGACGCCCTGAATGCCTTGAATGCCTTGCGGGCCGGTGTCGCCGGTCGGTCCGGTGGCGCCGGTGTTCACCGCGGTGCCGGGGATACCGGTCGGTCCCGTCGGACCAGTGTTGCCCGTCGGTCCCGTGCCGCCGAGAAAACCGTCCGCGCCGGTCGGTCCGGTGGCGCCGGTGTTCACCGCCGTGCCGGGAATTCCTTGCGCGCCGGTGTCACCGGTCGGCCCCGTGGCGCCGGTCGGGCCCGTGCTGCCGGTCGGACCAGTCGGTCCCGTGCCGAGCGGACCAGTGTCGCCGGTCGGTCCGGTGTTGCCCGTTGGCCCCGTGCCGAGCGGACCGGTCCAGCCTGTCGGGCCTGTCGGGCCCGTGTTGCCGGTCACGCCGGTCGGACCGGTGTTGCCAGTCGAGCCCGTCGGTCCCGTGCGTCCTGTCGGGCCTGTGACACCGGTGGGGCCAGTCGCGCCGGTGTTCGCCGCGGCGCCGGCGACACCAGTCGGACCCGTCTGTCCGACACGGCCGGTCGGCCCGGTCGCACCAGTAGCGGCAGCCGCACCGGCCACGCCCTGAATGCCCTGTTGCCCTGTGGGACCGGTTGGTCCGGTGGTGCCGAGTGAACCTGTCGGGCCGGTGAACGATCGGCCTGTCGGACCGGTCCACCCAGTTATGCCGACGGAGCCCGGCGGACCGGTCATGCCGGTCGGGCCGGTGACGCCTACGGCGCCGGGACCGGTCGGCCCCGTGTTGCCGGTGGCACCGGTGGAGGCATGGCCGGTCGGGCCGGTCGAGTTAGGCCCTGTCGGGCCCGTCGCCCCCGTCGGGCCAACCGCCGGCACGTTGACGGCGTTCGCGACAACGATGGGCCTCGTGACGATCGGCGCGGGGTCGTTGCGGATGACCGGCATTGCGCCCCCTCATGGATAGGTGACGCCCTGCACGACTTCCAGAATGCCATGCATGAGCGGGACGCGAACGCTGTTCGCGTCGATCATCACGAGGTCGTAAACGTAGACCCCCGGGTCGAGCGCGGTGCGCAAGCTGGCGGCGTCGACGTCGAAGTGGATGACCCGCTGGATGTTGTCGTCTGTAATGATGCGGCCGTTTCCGGTCGTTAAAGACAGAAGCGGCGCGCTGTCGTAGGCGTTGCGGCGAACGTGGAGCTCGAACGTGCAGCCGGTGAGCTCCCACGTCGTGTCGTCGAGATCGCCGAACTGGAAGGCGTCCGACCACGAGCCGTTGTTGTCGACCGCAAGGTCGACCCGCGCGGACGTCGGGCTGTGGTTGTCGCCGCAAATATCGGTCATCGCTGCGTCGTCGGGTGAACGTTGAACGTGCTCACTCCGCCCTTCTGACTTCTGGTCCGGAATGTCTGCGGGAAGGCCCACGCCTGCGCGCCGACGGTGTTGGCTTTGGTGGCGGCGACGCGTGCGTGCGCGCAACGATCACGGAATTTCAGGAGATGGTAGTTCGCCATCTGCGTGTTGCTGTAGCTCTGCCCCGGCATCAGCATCATGCTGCCGATCAGGCCGTGCTGGATGCCGACGCCATGGGTCGGCAGTACCCAGTCCGGAATGTAGGGCGGGTAGCAGCACAGCGGATCGTTGACGGTTTTGACCACCGTCGCCTGCATCATTTGTGCCTGCGTGTATGGAAACTGAAACCGCACGGAGCCGACGTCCGGCATGATCGCCGCCTGCACGGTGCCGTACTGGTCGACCACATGGAGAAGCCGCAGGACGCGCCCTTGCGCGGGGTAGAGCTTGTAGTCCTGCGCTTCCGGGACGACCTGAACCGGCAGCGTCTCGGTCCAGCAATTGGAGAGATCGAAAAACTGTTCGAGCGTCTCATAAAGCTGCACGCGCAGCTGCGCTTTCGAGACACCAGACAGATGCGCTTGAGCTTGCCCGAAAAGTTTCCGCCAGTAGTTGTCGCTCTTTTTCGCGGTCATCGACGTTCCTTACGGCCTTGCGGCGGCGAGCCGCCCTGCACGGGGCCAATGCCATGGCCGATGAGCCCGGTGGTAAACATTCCCAAAAAAGACGACGCGCGGCTGTCTTGAACATCTTCTTGATCGCGTTCAAGCGCGTGCGCGCAGAGCCCGTGCAGGACAGCGAGCCGGAATTGCGGCTCGATATCGACTGGCGTGTCGTCGACTTCCTCAAACGATTGGACCTGCCCGTCGAAATTATTCCAGACGAACAGGTCCGGACGCAGGCGGGAAGTTTCGAGCATCGTGATGTTGAGCGCCACCAGCATGGACGGATCGTCGTAGCGGTAAGGCGCGATGGTGTCCTGAAGCAGCGTGCGCGCGTCGGCGACGTAGTCCGACACCTTGCGCAGCGTGGGCTGGTCTTCGTCGGTGAAATTGCCGTGGTATGAGGGGGTAACAGCCATTACGCGCTCCGATCGCGGCCGAAGCGTACGGACCAAAACTTAAGAAAGGCTTAACCTACGCAGCGAGGCTCTCAACGCCGTTTGCACAGCGTTGAGAGATGTCGCGAAGGTCGTTCAGCCGGTGGCGCCGGACGTACCGGTGCCGAGCGCCAAGAGATTGCCGAGCGCGCCACCGGTCGCGTAATACTGACTGATGGCGGAGCCGCTCGCGTGAGCCGCCGTGTAGAGTTGCCCCCACACACCGGCGGTCGCGTTGTACTGGTTGAGCGCGGTTGCGTTCAACCCGAACTCGTTGGCCAACGCCTTGGCGACGCCGCCAGCTGCGTACTGGTCGAGAGTTGGGTTTACGGCCATGGACTATTAGTCCCCGTTCGCCACGATGGCCTGCACCAGCGCGCTGCTGTCCACGATCTGGTAACCGTAGACCTGCAGGCCGCGCAGGATTTGGCCAAACGTGAGTTCGGACCGCAGCGTCTCCACCTTGCTGATCTGCGAGGCGAAGGTGAGCCCGTGGGCGTGCCCCGCGTAGATCGGCTGTTCGCCGGACGAGAGGTTGGTGCTGTCCGTCGAGTTCGTCGGCAGCAGGTTGGAGATGTAGAGCGTGAACCGGTCGATCATGCCGAGCCGGCCGTTGCGCAGCATCGACACGCTGTCGCCCGACAGATACGCCTGACGGAGCTCCGACTGCTTGATCATGCGGCCTGCCCAAGCGGGCATCACGATCCAGCGGCCTTCTTCCGGGATGTTCTGTTCGTCGAGGCACTGACCCATGCGCAGGATCAGGTCGATGAGGTTGACGTCGCCGCCCGAGGCGCCCGAGCCGACGATCGACACCGGGGTGCCCTTGACGCCGAGGTTCAGGTTGCCCGAGAGGACGCCGGCGGTTGCGCCGCGGTTGGTCGAGGCGGCGCCGCCGATGATGCTGCCGAGCACGTCACGATCGACGGTGATCTTCAGCTGCTGCGCGGCGTCATCCGACCACATCGACAGGACGTTGAGGTCGGACTGAACTTCCATCACGTCGTCGAGGATCAGCGAGAAATACTTGCCGATGCCGATGTAGAGCTCAACGGAGCCGCCCGACGGACGATCGAGACCGAGCAGACCGTCGGCCTTGTAGTCGCGGATGGTGATGGTGGGCTTGGTCCGGATTTTCACCCGGTCGCCCATGTTCTGGATTTCGCCTTCGTAGTCGGTGTTCGAGATCGCCGCGAGAACGGTCGATGCGTAGAACTTTTCGACCAGCTTGGCCGACCAGATTTCCGGGATGAAGCCCGTCGACTGGAGGGTGTTCGCGGTCGAGCCGGCCGGGGTCAGCGGCGGCAGAGAGCCCGACGTTGCGCCGGGAAAACCCGAGGAAGGAATGGTCATGCGTAGCCCCAAGGTGTGGGGCTACACGAGCGTGACGCGGCAGCCCCGGTTGTTAGCGGATGCGCCCTTCGCGACCTGCAGCGATGATGTCCACTTCGAGACGGGCCCATTCGGCCTCACGGCCAACGTAGGCTCCTCTACGTTTGTGCTCATACAGCGATGCGATCTGGGGGCGGGTGTAAATGGGCTTGTCGGGCTGGATGTGGCTATCGCCGCCACCAGCTGGGACGCCCTTACCCGGTGCCGCCAAGGAAGCCAGTGGGACTGCCGGGGCTCTCGGTGGCTCTGGTCGAGCGACGGGAGCGGGCGGCGTGGCTGCGATGTGGCCCGTAGCTGCTTCCTCATTGAGGAAGCTCTTGAAGAACGAGATGACACGGGGGGCAGAGCCGGCCGCGATAGCTTCGTCCAACAGTCGTTGTCTAACACGTCCGGAGAGAAGGTCAATACCCATCAGCCAGCGATGCCAGCGAGGATCGTTGTCGATCTCTCTAAAATTTGGAACTGCCACTTCGATCGCCATGTCCATGGCGACTTTGCTTTGGTTCGCGAGACGACGACGCAGTTCGGCGTTCTGTTCTTCGAGCGACTGCACCACCGGTGCGACGACCTGCTGCGCGGCGCGCTGCGCGACGTCGAGCAATTCCGGACCGAAAGCCTCTTCGTCTTTCGGCGTCAAAAACTGCTTCGGCGCCGGCGGGGCTTCGCGTCGCGGCTTCGGCTGGCGCTGCGCGCGCTGGTGCTGCGCCACCTCGCGGTAATAGTCCTCCTGCAGCTGCCCGAGGTCTTGCCGCGTGGCGTGCAAACGACCTTCGGCGGTGAGCGCGCGCTCCTTCCAGTTCACGTCTTCCGCCGGCGGTGCCGCAGGCGGTTCGGTAGGAGCCGCCGCAGGCGCAGCAGGTGCTGCGGGCTCTGCTACTGCCTGCGGCGGGGTAGGAACTGGCGCTAGGGACGCCGGCTCCGCAACAGGCGACGCCGCGGTCGGCGGAGCGTCACCCGAAGGACTGTAAAGCGCGTCGACCGCCGCGGCGCGTGCGCGCACAGCCGGCGGAATTGTGTTCGGATCGATCGGCGCCTGCTGGCGCGGCTTGGCGTCAACTACGATTTCTACCATCGTTCACCCCTATTTCACCTTTTGTACATCGTTGAACAATCTCGACAGTTTCATGCACATCTGCGCCTTGCCTTGCGCCGCGTGCACGTTCCCCTCTGTCTGCGCGAGCTCCGTCAGTTTCCCCAATGTGTAGCGTTCAAACGCAGCACAAAACTCGCCGTACTGCTGCGGCGCGGCGTTGCGCATGAAGCGCAGGCGCTGTGTAAGATCGTCGTCGGTCAAATGTCGTCTGCGTCGCCATCGCCGAGCATCATCGGGTCGGCAGGCGCCGCCGGTGAGGACTTGGCGTAATTTCCGGGAAGTCGGAATGCATCCGCGCCGGTCACGGCATCTGCGTTGCTGGACGATGTCTCGCGCGCGCCCTTGCCGCGCTGCACCGTGACACCACCCTTGCCGATCGGCGTGAGGTCTTTCTTGAACGGGCCTTTACGTGCCATAGGGCTTCAATCCTCCAAAGCCGACGCCTGCTCCGCGCTCGCTGCCCGTGTCGGGGGCGCCGGAAAGCGGCGTGCCGCCCTTGCCGTAGTCGCGGGTGCTGACGGGTCGGATGCGCGGCGCGGCCATCACGGCCTTGGACGGGTCGGCCATCTTGGGGCGGCCCGTCTGCCCGGGGGCGGAGAGTGGCGCCGGTGCTTTGGGCAGCCGGGGCATCAGCGCGCGCTCGTGCGGCCCGCCTGCTGCGGCTCTGCGCCATGGAAGCCGAACATCTTGTTCGTGCCGCCCTTGGCGAACGAGGCGCCCTTGCCGGTCGCGCCCGGGTCGCCGGTCTGACCGGACTTCATCGGTTCGGCCTGCTGCTCACTGAACATCGGCGTGTCGCCACCCTTGGCGAACTCGACGTTGTGCTGGGCCTCTTTGGTCTTCGACGGCGCGACCATGGAAAATCCTCTCAGTGGAGCCTGTCTGGAAAGCTATCTCTTCTGACGTAGAGCTAAACCGTTAAGGAAAAATTAAGGGTCCGGCGGGTACTCGCGGTCGATACCGCGACGACCTTGGATGAAGCCGTCACCGTGGCGCAATTCGCGGATGTCCTGTTCGGTTGCTGAAAGGCGGGCGGCAAGCACGCGTATCTCGCCGCGGATATCGGCGAGGTTAACCAAAATGTCGCCGAGTTTCTTTATCTCGACCTGCATCGAGTTGAGCTCTAGCTTGAGCGCCGCCGAGCCGAGCTTGAGCGTACCGACGTCGTGCTTCATCGTGATCAACACCAGCAGCCCGCCGCCGATAATTGCGGCAATTTCGATCATGTTGCCGATGGTGATCGTGTAATCGAGTGTCAACATTCCAAGCGTTCCGCTCATTTGCCGACCAGCCGTTTCAGGTTGTCGACGATGCCGCCTGCGGCTGGTCCACCCCGCAGCACCACCGCGCCGGCGCCGAACAGAAACGCCAGCAGCAGATACGCCCACTCAACCGTCGAGCCCGACGACGGATACTGGAAATTTGGAACCGATTGACGGATCACGAAAACTAAAAACGGCACACACCATTGGTGCCAGAACAAAACGAATAGCTGGGTGTATACCATCCAGCACCACGCCGTCTGCATCATTTGCGACGTACGCAGGGTTCCCTGAAAGCTTTCAAACGTGCGCGCGGTCAGATCGGCGTGTGCGGTCTCCACCTTGGTGAAGGAACCAAGAAACGCCTCTTTGAATTTTTCAGCGAGCTCTGCCTCGCTGATTTTCCTGTCTTGATAGTCTTTCAAGACGCCGCGGATATTGCCGAAGAACGCGTCGAACAGTTTTCCGCCGAGGGCGGCTGCGATGGTTTCCAGCATGTCAATCCTTGTGCGGTACGCGTTCAATAAAAGAGCGGATGACCGGCATCGCGGCCGCCCCGAGGCGGATGGACGTCGTCACCCAGTCAGGCAGGATGTAGGCCGACAGGTCGACCCCTGCGATCGCGGGCAGCAAATCCCCCAGCACTTGCGAGGTTAACACTGCGGCGTCGAGCGCACCGTTCCATAGCGACGGGAACGACACGATCATTCCGGCCGTGACCACGTCCCAGCGAACCCGCAACCACGACAGGACGGCGCCGCGGAATTGCTGGAACTCAGGACGGTCTTTAATGCGCGGACGCACCATGAGGAAGTAAAAAATCAGGGTGGCGACCGTGACCAAAATCCAGATGACGGTCTGCGGCTTGCTGATGAATGTAATTTCCATGTCATGCTCCCTTTTTGAGCAAGGATAAAAATGCTTCCAGCAAGCCTTTGGGCTTTGCGTTCGGCGGCGCGGTGGCTGGTTTCACCGCCGGTGCCGTTGTCGGGGTCGTCGCCGGGTTGTACGGCGTGTCCTTGATTTTCGACCAGCGCTCGAACGCGCGTTTCAATTTGCCGTCGTAGTCGTTCTGGCGGTAGTTCGCGCCGTTGTAGCCTTGCGCGAACCGCGCCCAATCCTTCATCCGCAACGCCCGGTCCAGCCCCTTGCTCTTGATGAAGCGGATCATCGCTTCAAGCTGGTTGGCTTCGTCCTTGCAGAAGTCCGCCACCATGGCCTGCGGCGACAGATAGCCGGCGGCCTGATAGTTCTCGCCGAGAATTTGTCCGAGGCCCCATGAGCACGCTTTCAGCGCCGCGGTCTCGTCGATCTCCATGGCCCGCAGCAGGCGCGGATAGCTGTCCGGCGGGTATTCGCCCGGCCGCCACTGCGAGTAGGCGAGCCCCTGCGAGACCGCCGCTGCACGCTTGTCCTGCGGCAGGCAGCGGAAGAACACATGCGGCTCGAACAGCATCTTCAGCCGGCCTTGGCGGTCAAAGCCCGAGCCCGAGCTCTCCACGTCGAGCACCGCGTGGATTTCGTCCTCGCCGACGCCGATCAACGCGCCAATCCGCGGGATGTCGTAGTCGTCAAGCCGCTTGCCCGAGCCCTGAAAGTTCATGACCGCACTCCCATGTAGTTGGTGAATAAAGTCTGGTCGTGGTCGGCGGCGTACCACCACAGTGGAAATTCCGGATTGCGCTCTTCGAGCCGGGCAAGCGTGTTCACTTCCCACGACACGTTGCCGGTCTCTTCGATCCAGCGGACGTATTCGTTCTGCATGGCGTCGTTGAACTGCACGACGTATTTCTTGGGGACGACCATCACCCCGCCGCAAAACCTCCAGCATGGATGGTTGTCGTCGTAGGTATACGTTCCTTTTGGCCAGCAGCCGGGGATGGTCACCGCGCGCTCGCCTTCAGCGCGGGCTAAAAAGTCGTCTATAATTTTCGCGGTGACGCCCGGTACGTGGAAAATACCGGCGTCGATCCAGACGAACACGTCTGTTTTCGGGTATTCCACCCACGCCTTCTCGATCCATTGCGTCTTTTGCGCCTGCACGATGTGATACCCGAGCGTGTTCTTCGCCGGATTGTCAGACACCGAGTGCGTGTAGGACTGTTCGTTGTTGCACAGGTACTGATGCAGCCAGCATTCTTCGAGTTCGGGTTTGTAGAGCAGCACGCTGTGCTCGATGTTGAACAGCTTGCGGACAAGCTGTTCGTACTCCCGCTTGGGCCGCGGGTGGTTCGGGAGCTCGACGTATCCGGTTACGACGGTGATCATCTAGTCCTCCAGCGTGAACCGGACGACTTCGTCGGCGTCCATGATCGCGAGCCGTGCTTCGCAATCGCGCACGCCATACGAGATGACGATCTCTTTGCTGTCCGGCAGATACCCGAGCCCGGCAGCGAACTCGATTTCTTTCGCGTGGAAACAGAACGGATGCGAGAGCGCGTGGAGGTTTTTGTCTTCCCGGAACAGCGCGAACCGGTGTCTGTAATAGCGCTTCGGCTGGCCGGGGATTTGCCCGGCCTCGTGCACGATCGCGAGTTTTCTCCCCTCGCCGATGTCGACCACTTGCGAACCGCCGCTGATGTTGCCAACATCCCATTGCTGCGGATGGTCAACGACGAATTTTCCATCGGTGTCGATCAATGCCCCGAGACGATAGACGAACCGCAGATCGTTACCTTCGACCCATGGCATCCAGTTTTTCTCGTTCCGCCGGTGCTCTGGCAGGATACGTTTCCAGTTGTTTCCGTATCGCCATCGACCATTCTCGTTCACCAGCGGTGCAAGAACTTGCTCGCACCATCCTTCACGGTTCAGCTGCCGCACAGTCGAGAGCGTCCAGAAATCACCGCGCCACTTAAAAAGACGGCTGTCTTCAAAGCCGTGGACAAGGTCCCATTCCATCGGCCAGTTTTCAGAGGGCATAAGAATTTCTTCCCAACCGCCATCCCGCCGGTCGATGAAATTGCGGGTCTTGATCGGATGGTCGAACTCGCTGACTGATCCGTCCTCGTTGTTGATCATGTAGCGGCCGTCGACGATCGAGTAGTTCACCGTCCGGACCAGCGTGCGCGCTCTCCCGTCTTCGTCGACGAACACGGAAGGGTTCATCGCCTTGTAGCCGGCAGGCGGCGTGAACGAATACTTCTCGGACGTAAAAGACGGCACGAAGGTCTTCAGCGGCTCCAGATACCAGTAGAGGTTTCCTCTCGCCTGCTGCGAGCCTTCGAGCGACAGCATCGCCGCGACCTTGGCGCCTTCGGCCCGATGTTTGTTGTCGTAACCCGCGCAGATCGCGAACTCTTCCCGCAGGCCCGTCCGGTAGACTTCTTCGTTGACGAACAGGAGATCGCCCGGCCGCTTGAGCTTCATCCCCATCGTCGAGAACAGCAGCGACGTCTTCTGGCGGTCGGGCTTCTCGCGGTAAAACCGCGCAAGGTCGTAGAGCGCCTCCGCGCGCGAAGGCCGCATCTCGTAGGCTTTGAGCATGTGGTGGACGTAGGCGGGCTCGTCGTCCATCTTCAAAAGACAGTAAGCGTACTTGACCTGCGCGTTCCAGACTTCCTCGTCCCAGCCGCCGAGCTCGACGCGGCGCTTGTAGAACGCAGCCGCCGTACCCCATTCGCCGCCGTCGAAATAAGACTGCGCCAAATAGAATGTGTAGCGCTGCACCAGCCCCGGGTCTTTTTCCGTTGCGAGCGCCTTGGTCAGAAGATCGATGTCGCGCTTGTACTTGTCCGGCCGGTTGGCGCCGTCGGCGTGGTCGACGAAGTACGCCGCGTCTTCCGGAATGATCGGGCCGGCGACGTCGAGATACTCGTGCGTGACGCCGCGATATTTGCCGGTGGCGTCCTTGCTTACCAGCCGCATGTTGAAGTAGCCGATCGTGCCGCCGGCGAACTGCTTCATGTTGTAGCCGGGCGCCGTGAGGCCGACGTCCCACTCGCCCTTGCGAACGACGAGCTCCATGTCGGCGTCGCACAACAGAAGATAGTCCCACGGCAGCTTGCTCGCGCGCGCGAGCTTCAGCGCCTGATTGCGCGCCTGCTCGAAGTTCTCGAACGGTGCGTGGCCGATCTCAAGCGGCTTGCCGGCTTCCTTGAAAAGGCTGGTCAGCTTGACCAGCGTGTCGTCGGTGGACCCGGTATCGACGATGATGGCGCCGGCGATCTGCGGCAGCAGGCTCTTAACGCAACGTTCGATGCGCGCGCCCTCGTTCTTGACGATGGCGTTCCAGAAAAGTTTCACTGATTTCCCCCTTCATGATGTCAGCCCGGCCCTCCGACGGGGCCCGGCAGGCGTTGGCCGGGTTGCGGGGGCTTGCGCTGGTTTCCAACGACGTCGACGCCCATGGCTGGAGCGTTGTTCATCGGTGATGCTTGGTTGCCTTGCGCCTGTCTTGCGTCGCGATCCATTGCACCGGACGGAGGGCCGGGGGGGTTTCCGTCCATTCCGCCCGGTGCAGGGGGTTGGGGTGAGCCGCCCCCCTCCTCCGGCATCGACGCCCTCGACGCCAGAAAGCCGGTGGTGAGTTCTTTGGTGATGCCCTGAACACCGAGCTCGACACCCTTCTGGATGCCTTTGTCGACCTGCTCGCTGATGGCCTTGTTCTGCTGCTCTTCCTGCTGCTTGGCCTGTTTCTTGAGAAGCTCTGCTTCCGACGGAACGACCTTGTCGCTGGACAGGCCGATCGTGTCGGCGACCGAGCGCAGCACCGAGCCGCGGCCGGCGAGACCGACGATCGACATGTCGACCGGGTTGTTGGTGTGCTGCAGGAACTCCAGCTGGCGCTGGCGCTGTGTCTCGCGCTGCACCGCGACCGTGGTGCCCTGCACGTAAAATTTCTCTTCGCCCGTGAGCATCCCGGTCGTATCGGTGAGCATCACGAGGTCGCCAAGCTGCTGCAGGGCCACCTCGAAGATGTCGCGGTCGATGTTGGCGGCGACGGTCTGGAGGATTTTGGACGCGTTGCCCATGAGCATCGCGAGGCCCGACGCGGTGCGGCCGGCGCCGCCCGACGCGCTGCCGCCGACATACTTCGGGATCGCCGAGATGTCGTCGGAGAACTCCACCAGCGCTTTATAGACGGCGAGCAGTTCCTGCGCGTTCGACTGCGGCTGGAAGAACTCCACCGGCGCCTTGGAGTTGGTGCCGACCGGGTCGTTGGCGGCGTGCCAGCGCTTCCACGGGTGGAGATCGTCGGCGTTGTCTTCGGGGCGTACGCGGTCGGTGTTGACCACCACTTGCGGACCGGACGCGATCGCCATGTTGTTGAGCAGCGACCGCAGGGTCGCGTTGGCCGCGTCCTGCAGGTCCGCCATCAGGTCGGAGAGCGAGTTGCCGAGCGGCGTGCCGGGCACTTTCTCGAACGACGTGGTAAAATAGTTGTGCCGCGCACGGGGGGAAGGCGACAGGTTCGCCTTGATGACATGCCGACCGATCAAATAGACGTCGACCCGGTAGTCACGGAGCTCATCGTTGACCCCGGGCATACCATAGTCCTGCAAAATCCGGCCTTGAACGTTGCCGTGATATTCCAGCATGGTGATCAGGCCGGACCTGTTCCATGCTGGGTTCTCACGACTTTCAAGGGTCGCGCGCTCTGCGTCCGTGGTGTCCCAATGCTCGTAGAGCCCGCCACGCCCGTACTCGTCGAGCACAGCCCGGACCGCGTTACGATCGTAGCCGGGCAGGTCGAGCAGATCATTGATCTCAGCACGGGTCAGGCGCGACTTCTCGATCACGTCGGCGTTGGCGATGTCGGCGACGCCCGGCGTCCACCAGATGTCGAACGGTGACACCCGGCTCCAGAACATCTTCGGCACCTGCTGGACCGTCGGCGGGCCGCCGCCGGGCGGCCACACGACTTCCGGGACGATCTTGACCGTCGGGCCCTTGATGCAGGCGAACGGGAAGATCGGCAGGTCGACGATGAACTCCGCCAGCGCGTGGTAGAAGCCGCCTTCGCGGAGATACTCCTCGATCCGGTCTTCGGCGACCTTGGCCTGCTTGGTGGCCTTTTTCTTCGCAGCTTCCGCCGCGCTCTCAAGCAGCGCCTCGCGCCGCTTGCGCGCACCGTCCGGGTCCGGCGGGACGCCGGCCTGCATGATCGTCTGCTCCTCGTGCTGGAGCAGCGTACCGATCTTCTCCAGCACGTCCGGCGGGATGTCCGGGTCGGCCGGCGGCTTCACCGCCCACGGCCGGTCCTGTCCCAAATAGATGTCGCGCAAAAGAGACGACGCCGCCCGGCATTTCTGGGCGGTGATGCGGGCGTAAATTTCCGACCCGCCGAATTTCTGCACCTCGCGCAGTTTGTCGGGCGAATACTGGCCGTTGAAGGTCCGCAGCGCCTCGATCAGCCGGCCCGACCAGCCCGCCGCGGTGTTGCGGTGGTTGCGCATGATCTCGAACTGGGTGCGGACGAAGCCGCCTAGCTCGTCCGGTGGCGACTGTGTATTTTGCGCATAGGCAGCAGCTTGCGCCTGCTGCCGCTGTTGAAGCTGCGCCTCCAGCGCCGCCGGCGGGACGACCTGAAGAACACCTTGCTGGTTACCGAGAGGGATCGAAGCGGCCATCTCGACACCAAAAATGATAAACCTTAAGAAAGAATTAACCGGTCACTGCTAGGGGGAGTTGCATGGCACCAGACCTCGATGAAAGCACTCTGGCGAAACTCGCGCGCGAGATCGTCATGAACATCAGGAACTACAAAGAGACCTTCGAGACCTTCGGCATCACCGAAGAGGACTACTACGAGATCGAGAAGAACGAGTTCTTCAAGAAGGTCAAAGAGCAGTTCGCGATCGAGTGGAACGCGACGACGTCGACGTCCGAGCGGCTGAAGGTCGGCGCCATGGCCTATTTCGAGCAGCTGCTGCCGCGGCTGACCCGGCGCGCGATCGCCGGCGAAGACACGCTGGCCGCCTCGACCGAAGTCGGCAAGCTGCTGATGAAGACCGCCGGCATGGGGGAACAGACCAAGGGCGAGCCGAACCTCGCCGAGAGGTTCGTCATCACCATCAACATGGGCGGCGACACCGAGAAGTTCGACAAGCCGCTGGATATCACGACGATCGACGCGCCGGTGCTCACGCCCGCGCCGGCCGCGATCGCAGCGCCTGAAAAGCGCAAACGCGGGCGACCACGGAAGACCTACGATCAGGTCGCAAACATAGGGGGTCAAAATGGCTGATAATCCGCACGGCAGCATCGGCGCATTTCGCGTGCGCGAGAGCTTCAATCCGTCGAAAGACAACATGGTCGACAAGCTGAAGCGCTACACGGCCGACCTGATCGACCTGTGCAACGATCTCAAGGCCAGCGGCGACGGAGAACGGGCCCGCCTCGCCGCGCTGGCGATGACGGCGTACGAGGAAGCCTGCATGTGGGCGGTGAAGGCCGCGACCACCAAGAAAGACTGATATGTCCGTCATCTACGACGCGCCGCCGACGCTGGGTCGTTTCATGCGGTCGGAGGCGTTCGGCCGGCTCGCGGCCGGGCCCGTGGGTAGCGGCAAGACCACCGCCTGCATCATGGAGTGCCTGCGCCGCGCGCTTGGACAGGCGAAGGCGCCGGATGGATACCGGTACACCCGTTTCGCTTTTGTTCGTCAGACCCTTAAACAGCTGAAAGACACCGTCCTGAAAGACGTGCAGTCGTGGCTGGCCGGGTTAGGCGAATGGCGGGTCTCGGACAACACGTTTTATGTGGAGTTCGGTGACGTCAAGTCCGAGTGGGTGTTCATCCCGCTGGAAAACTCTGACGACCAAGCCCGGTTGCTATCCATGCAGCTGACCGGCGCGTGGATGTCGGAATGCATCGAAATGGATTTCTCGGTGGTCGCGCCGCTCTCCGGTCGTATCGGGCGATATCCGAGCGGCAACCGCGGCACGCCGACGTGGTTCGGCATCGTCGCCGACACCAACATGCCAGTCGAAATGAGCGACTGGTACAAGTTCATGACGGCGCCGCCGCCGGACTGGCAGGTCTTTATTCAGCCATCGGGGCTCGCCGAGAACGCTGAAAACCTCAATTACCTTTTACAGACAGAAGAGACGCTGAAGCTGCCGATCAATCACCCGCGGCGGCTGGCGCAGGGGAGAAGATATTATGAGCGCTTCCTTGAGATGTACGGCAGCGATCACCCGTGGGTTAACCGCTACGTTTATGCGCAGTACGGCGACGATCCCTCTGGAGAAGGTGTATTCCGGGCAACCTTCAACACCAAATTCCACGTTGTGGAGACTACGCTTGTCATCCCCGGTTACCCTATCATCGTCGGACAGGATTTCGGTCGCAATCCGTGGTCGCTCATCTGCCAAGTTGATCATATGGGACGACTTCTCGCGCACGAAGAGGTCGCTGGAACTAACGTCGGCCTAGAGAAGCACATCGTCCAGAGTTTGCGGCCGCGGCTCTTTCAGGAAAAATATCTTGGCGCCAAGATCATCGTCGTCGGCGATCCGAGCGGCGTCAATAAAGGACAGGTCTCGGAAGAAAGCTGCTTCGACGCGCTGAAGCGGATGGGCTTCCCGGCGTTCGGCGCCCCGACCAACGACATCGACCCGCGGCTGCGCGCCGTCGAAGCGCTGTTGGCGCGGCAGACCAACGGTGGTCCCTCGCTGCTGATCAACCGCGCCGGCTGTCCGTTCTTGGTCCGTGCCATGTCCGGAGGCTATCGATACAAACGCCACAAGGACGGCGCGCTGCGCGCGGTGCCCGAGAAGTTCGACAAGGAAGGTTTCTCGCACATCGCCGACTGTTTGCAGTACGTCGCGCTTGTGGTTCACGGTGGACTTGTGCATGAGTTCGCCCGGCGGATGCAGCCGCGGGCACGCCCCGTGAACCGGCGCATCACCGCTGCGGGGTGGACGTGATGTTTCGACGGCACAAACCACATAGTCACGCGTTTCTCCGGCTGATTTATCACCGTCATGGCGGGCAGTGGCAATGGAGAGCGGCACGGACCTTTGGCCCGACATTCAACGACGGGTTAAGCGGCTAGATTTTCTCTGTAAACACCCGCCGCGGTGCCCCGTTTGCAACGACGAACAGGTCCAGCTGATGGACCGCGACCTGCCCGCGGAGTGGAAGTGCCGACGATGCAAGGCCCCATTTTTCCATGAGCCGAAGCAAAATGAGCAGGATCACCAAGCTTTATAACCCCGCTGAATTGAACGAAATTATCAGCATCGTGGCAAATAGCTCCGACATATCCCTAGAGCCGTTCCAACGGGCGGGTCGGATCGTTAAAAAACTTCACGATGAAGGCTTCAAGATTGTTCGTTTTCGTGCGGACGAGCCGACGCGGCCGCGCGTACCCGATCTCGGCGCCGCACTGGGCATGCAGCCGCTGCAGGAGCATGAGCGCACGCCGGAAGAGGTTGCGCAGGACGAAGCCGCGCTGAAGAGATTATTTGATGGGAGGAGCCGATGATGGATTTCGGACAGGCGTTACGGGTGCTGAAGGACGGTAACCGCGTCGCACGCAAGGGCTGGAACGGCAAGGGGATGTGGCTGGCGCTGCAGCTGCCGGACGAGCGCTCCAAAATGTCGTTGCCTTACATCTACATGAGCACGGTCGACGGCAAGCTGGTGCCGTGGCTCGCCAGTCAGACCGACATGTTGGCGGAAGACTGGGAAACGGACTGATGCCCAAAAAAGACGACCGCGAACGTCGTCGAATTTATTTTGAGTTCGAGGCCAAAAAGATCAGCGCGAAGCAGGCCGAGGCCCAATTTCGCGATCTCGGTCTGGAGCAGTGGGAGATCGACATGTATCTCTACAACGACCAGACCGGGCCGGAAGACGACGAATGACCCGGTCCTGCGGTAGCTGCACGCTGTGTTGCCGGGTGATGAAGGTCCCCGGCGTGAAGGAAGATCACGCGTGGTGCTCGCATGCCAAAAAGGGCGCGTGCGGAATTTACGACACACGGCCCGAGCTCTGCCGGCAGTTCAACTGCCAGTGGCTGATGAACGAGAAGCTGGGACCTCACTGGTTTCCCAAGGACGCCAAGATCGTCGTCGACCTCAAGGTCGGCGAGGCCGGCGCGGTGCTCGCCTTCATCGTCGACCCGAACTACCCGGACCGCTGGAAGGAAAACCCGTGGTGGCCGGACATCCGCGCGCTGATGGGTCAGGGCATCGTGTCCGGGATGTGGTCCACGGTGGTGATGATCAAGGAACAGATGATCGTGCTGGGCCGCTAAAAGCGATCGTCCGGCACGACCATCCACACGCTATAGGACGGCCACGCCGGATCGCCGTAGATGACGTAGTTCCAGCAGAACAACGGTTTTTCCCAAACTCGGATCATTAGCCGGTGATCGTCAGCAGCAACACCGCCAGCACCGGCATCCAGCACAAAAACAGAACGAAGCCGATCTTCAGGTCGTCTTTCATCATCCGCCCCATCGCATGAGCACGATCCCGAGTGCGACCAGCGCGTAGCATGCCCCGAAATAGATCAATGCCCCGCGCGGCGTGAACAGCCGGTCCTGCACGTACGGCCAGCCTTTTTTAACTTGCTCTTCTACCTGATCTTCTTTCCACATACCCCGCATCTCCAGAACGTCCCGCCGGCGTCGTGATCGACCGTTCCGCCATACAGCTTCATCCGGAGCCAGCACTTCATCCACGTCAGCATGTCGGATCGAACTCCCCCCACGTGTAAACAACGGCTGAACCGACGTACCGGAACGCCCGCTGCCCGCAGGCGCAGCCGAGCCGAACAGTCTCTTTCGGCGGGTCTCGCCGCGAATTTGGCTGATACTCAAAATGCGGGCGGACGCTCCCGAGGTTGACCCACTCGTGCTGTCCGGTCTCATGCACATGCATCGAGTTTCTCGGGCGGCTGCACGGCGGTGACGATCATGTCGAGGAGCTTGCGGCGGTCTTTCGGGGTGATCCGGTACCCGTAGCCCCATAAAGTGTTGATCGTAATTTTTAGAGGTTCGAGGATTTTTCGCAGATTGCAGACGTAGACGTCGACCGACTTGTAGGCCATGTCGTCGCGGACCTTCGAGACCTGATCGTTCTGGACCAAGGCCAGCAGCAGGATCGCCTCCGAGCGGGCGCAGCGGAACAGTTTCTGCACGCGGTATAGGAGAGCGATCGGGTCGACGCCGGTGGCGCGCGCGTAGTTCACCCGCTGGTCGCGCGGAAAGCCCGGGGGCCAGTCTTCGCGCGGGAGCTCAAGCAGCCGGCCGTCCTGCAGGGCGTCGGTCAGGATTTCGCGAATTTGGTCGGACGGCAGGGAGGTCGACCGGGCGATCGCCCGCACGGGGACGCCTTCATCGGCGAGGCGGATGACCACTTCGTATTGCGACGCGCTCCCCATCAACCGCTACCCCTAGCCAGCCAAGGTTGCATTGGTTCTTAAAGTGCTTCGCCGGTTCCTCGCAAGCACTAAAAAATTCAGCCAACAAAAATCGACCCGCGCGAGCGAGGCCCGGCGGGTCGAGAAGTTGTCCACACCCAAGAGAGAAACGTTCGGAGGAACGTCGAGCCGGAACATATCGGGGTCACGGCACGCGCGCAAGCGGTATATGGGATAATTTTCCGGGGGGATTTTGGAGGACCGGTGATCTTGGGTCCCTCGCGAAGGGGG